GCCTCTGCTTGCGAACGGCAGACAACAGGGTGGCAAAGTCCAATCCGAAGTTCTTACACATGTAGTACAGCAGCAGAAAGGCTGAACGATTGATACCTGCCTGGCAGTGAACAAACACAATGGCGTTCGGGGCACGCAGGAACGCACGCATGGCCGCTTCGAACTGTGGATACCAGTCGAGAATCTTGACCTGCACAGAGTCGTAGGCGTCCAGCTGAGCGTACCGGCTCGGATACAGACGGCGGAACCACGCAGGCGAGTCGTCAGAGAAGGCGCAATTGATGACATGTGTCACCCGATGCGTATTCACGAAAAACGGGGTCAGTGACGCACCCGCACCCAAGCAAATGTTGGGATACACCCACGCAGGGGTGTCACTCATTCCTTATGAAGTGTTGCGTGTCTTAAATCCCCAAACTACCGAGAAACACGGAGAGCAGGTGGGCAATCACCACGGCGGCGGCGCCCAGGACGCCCGCACCCTGCCACGACACCACGCCGCCACTCGTGTACATGGCTGGCAGGTACTGGAGGAGCATGTTGCGAGGCGTCGACATGGAAACAATCGCCGCGGCGACAAAGAAGCAGAAATACAGCTTGAGGTTGCGGAACATGAATCCCATGGCTGGCAGCGACGGCTTGAAGGACGGCACCATCGAGCCCTGTGTCGTCTGCTCGGTGGACGGCATCGGGATCAGAGGCGGCGCCGACTGGTTGCCCTGCGGAGAGGGGAGCAAGGCGTCCAAAGAGGTGGAGTCACTGTCCATTGTTTATACTCAAGGCATCTTTTCGCATGTCGCATCTTCCACGCGGTAGCGATAGCACTTTCCGTCGATTCGATTCGTCTTGGTCTTGATGTCGTCCAGTGGCAAGGCAAGTGTGTGCTGTGTCGTGAAGTCGCGATGAAACAGCAGCGCGGCTAACCCGAGACCAATGATGAACGAAAAGAAGGGCCGAGCACGATCGATTGCGGCAGTGATGTTGAGCACCATTACTTCTTAAGAGAGGCAAGAAGGTTGAAGGAATCTGTCTCGGATGTGCATGGAACCTCCGTGGCTTCCACACGGACACACCCTGTATCCGTGTGATAGACCATCTGTCCGTCGGCGGGATCGGGAACCTTGGACACTGTGCGCTTGGGAGGAATGACAATCGTGGACAACAGCAACCCAAAGGTCACGCCTGCGACGAACCATATGCCGTCGATCATTATGGTTTAGGCGCGAAAAACCTATCCCTCAACCCAGAGAACCCTTCGGAAAAGTTGATCGACCCCTTTCCTGTTCCAGGCACCTGCCCATTCTCTACCATCTCGTTGCCCTTTGGCAGCTGGCTCTCGACAAAGTACCAAAAGGCGAATTGAATGGCAAAGGACCACACGGGGGCCAGGGCGGCGAGGAATGCCATGACATACTTGGTTGGTCCGAACTGACCCACCATACTCGCGGCCGTTGCAAAGATGACTCCATACGCACCGAACCTCTTCTCCGTTACATTACTTGGAGTGAGTCCAGAGATCAGAATGTGGTTCCAGATCTGGTACGCCCAGACAATCATCAAGATCCAAAAGACAATCACGGTCAGCCAAAACTGGAGTGTGCCCGCGGCGAGGGCGGCCTTCCAACTGAGTTCACTGGGCTTCTTCATCAACAGACCCCACGCAGACAGTTTGCCGAGGATGATGATCTGGTCCGCGGTAAAACTCCTTGTGTGGTATCCATCGGGATCAATCCATTGAATCGCCGCGACAGGTGGGCTCACCTGAATGGAGACTGGATCGTCGGGTTCCGTGAGAAGGCCGTCGTCTCGCAGGTCGTTCATGAGTTTCTTGACGGGGTACTCCACATATCCCCCATACCGATTCGCGTTCAGATACTTGATGATGTCGAATGTCTGTTTGCCATATGTGAACTTGGCACTCACAATCCGAAGCCCTGGATCTGGGGGACTCGGAAAGTTGTAGGACGGGGCAGTGGGAATCGTCGGAACCACAAAGGACTGGGAGGTCACGGGTTCATCCTCCTTCGGGGCCGTCCGCACTTGGTACGGATTGACCTTGACAGGCGGCGGTGGGTTACTCATATTGTTAAGAAGCAAACACAAGATTGGCAAGACCGCTCACGACACGCAAGTAGTTGTAGGATTCCACATAGGCACCAACAGTGTAGGTGTACTGAAACACGACAGTCGAGTTTCCACCCGTGGTGGCATTCTGAACGACTGTCACGAGCTGGTCGGGCGTGTACAGTCCAACCAGCGCTGGAGGGATAACCAGCGGATTCGTGCTCAGTGCAGTGGACTTGAGAATGCACACAATGGTTGTCGTTGGAGCATCTGGCTGGTTCGGGGCTGGCAGGGGCTGGAGAAGGGTCAACCGCAACACCGCCTTGTTAATCGTGCTTCCGTTCGCCGCACCCGACGGTTGGTACTCGTTGTTGTCGAGGCCAAAGGAATACATGTAGACGCCTGGAAGCTTGAGAGCGGTTGTTCCAGACGCAAATCGGTAGGTCTCGAGCAGCGAGTAGTAGTCGCCTGGCTTGACCTGCAGACGCTCATTGCCATCAAACAGAATGACTCCATCCACCACACTGTCCCGAGGAAACACTGAGCTCACCTGGTTCTGGCCCGACGCATACAGGCTCGTGGCCACATCCGTTGTGTTCACGGTCCACGGAGCTCGGTCGGGGTTCGGCCAGTTCGTGTAATTGTCCCACATGTTGCTTGCAATGCTGTCTGAACGAGCAACGACCCACGTCACACGAGTGACCAAGTTTCGCATGGGTAGAAGCAAGTCCGTGTTGGGACCGTACTGGCCCTCGGCGCCTACGTAGCTGATTTCCTTGAACATGTAGCTCTGGTCCGCCGTGGCGAATTGGTTCATCTCCATCTCCGTCAGGTAGAAGAAGTTGCACTCCAGGTACGGGTCGGGGAAGAAGGTCGTCACGCCAGGGTTCGTGGGGGCACCATTCGGCAGGGATGGCGTCAGAAACAGGCTCATGGGAAACACATCGGGACGAACGCGCTGGCCATAGGTTGACGACGTGGGAGCCACATCGATCACCGTGTACAGAAACTTCAGAGGACGCAGAGTGACATTAATGTACACCTCCGTATTCTGCATGGACACGAGCGGAAGAGCGGACCCCGCGCTCTCGCAGAACCAAAAGTGAAGGGGGATGATCAACTGCCTGGACCGAATTGACGGTTCGGGAACAGAGCTGCCCGGGAAGATGGTATTACCCGAAATGTCCTGGGCTGGGGTTGCGTACGACACTGCGTGGGGATACTGTCCCTGCCGATCGTAGGCATTCGAAGGGTCATAGAGCTCGGTGACATTTCCTGTCATCTTGTCGACGGTCGAGCGCTTCGTCGCGTCAAAGGTCATGTAGGAATACAGCTTCATCCACTCACCCGACATTGTCTGGATCCGCTGTCCATTCATGGTAAGCTCGATATTGTCGATCAAGTTGTACCCGATATTGCGAATCCACTCGAACTCGTATCCAATGGCGCTGCATCGGCTGTCGTAGCCTGTCGGCGGAGTCGTCACGGGAACCAGCGGAGACCAAATGTCGGGGAGAGTAATCACCAGGTACACATCGTTGAGCAGCTGAGCATACCGATCGATGCGCGCAGACAGCTTGCGAGGCTGAGAAAAGTCAAAGTTGAGATTGGCAGTTCCAAAGTCCACGCGAATATGCTCCATGGCAAAGTTCGTGTGGCGTTTGTATGTGTTGCGAAAGTGGGTCATGGACGGGTTGCCATTCACCAACTCGTTCTGAGCCCCAACCCCCACTAACTGGAGGAGTGCACCAGGCATTTGTAGTTACGGAACATCATTGTTTAATACAGAACACTTCCACTCGACACGCAGCATGAAGATGTGAAGGACTTGCCCAATCCGCTACATGTCTGATTTCCACGACACGCGGCCGAGACAAACTTGTTGTAGACCGTTGCCCGATTGGCCTGAAGAATCGTGTAGTTGTACCCAGACTTGTTCTTCGCCTTGACGGGGGGATCACTTGCATATGTGTTGCCAATGATCTGGCGTTTTACGGACGTCAGGTAATCCTGGGCAGAGTTGACCTGCATACTATTTATACAGAGCCGAGAGAATTACATAATGCGCTTTGTTCTCGTGAGCACACACGTCGACCAGACCACTGGGTACTCCAAGGTGGCGTACAATCTCCTTCGTCAGGTGGCATCGATTGCCCCCAAGGTCAAGACGTTCCACTTTGGGTTCCAGCGCCATCCCGAGCGCAAGAACATCCGCAAGCTTCCAGACTCTGTTACGGGATACGACGCGGCCGCCAATGAGGATCCGCGCGAGGAGGGATTCGGGTTCAACAAGATCAACGAGTACCTGGAGATGGTTCGGCCCGATGTGGTTATGATCTACAATGACCCGCTAATCATCTGCAAGTTCCTCGAGGCAATGAAGTACGACAAGGCGACCTCTCCCTTCAAGCTGTGGCTCTATGTCGACCAGGTGTACACGGGTATCGCCCAGCCGCTGGTGGATGCCATGAACAAGCACGCCGCCACGATCTACTGCTTCACCAAGGACTGGGCCAAGACCTATGCATCCTATGGCGACAGCCCCACCCTCAAGGTCATTGAGCATGGTCTGGACGCATCTGACTTCACTTGCATGAGCCGAGACCAGCGGATGGCTCTGCGTCGGACGCTCAAGATTCCGACGGACGCAGTGGTGTTCCTGAACGCGAACCGCAACAGCCAGCGGAAGCGTCTTGACACGATGATCATGGGCTTCGTGCATATGCTCACCAAGAAGCCCGATGCACCCCTGTACCTCATGGTGGTGACTGCCATGAATCCCCAGCAGGGTGCGTTCTACGACCTCCAGCGCATCTACATTAACGAGCTGAAACTTGCGAAGCTGGATGTCGACACATTCAGCAAGCGCATGATGATCGTGGACACGGCGCATCCGAACACACTGTCGGATAGCCAGATCAACGAGATCTACAATGTCACTGACATTGGTCTGAATACCTCGGATGGCGAGGGGTTCGGTCTCTGCCAGCTCGAGCACCTGTATACGGGCGCCCCTCAGGTGGTGACCACGGTTGGAAGCTACCCCGCCTTCCTGGATTCCACTGTAGCGACCTTCATCCCTGCGTCGGGCCTCCAGTACTTTGCGGGGTCCATGCCGCTGGGCTTCTCGGCGCCGACCTTTAGTCGCGAGGACATTGGAGACGCCATGCTAGACGCTGTGGAGAAACTGGACTCTCGCAAGGCGGCGATTCGCTCCTATCCGTTCAAGAGCTGGAGCAAGGTATGCGACGATTGGCTCGAGGACCTTCACCGAGCCTCGTAAGTCGGCTTGCCCTCCAGGACCCAACGGATCTGAGTGTCCGAGATCTTGCGACCCACGGGAATCAGACGGTTGTTATCTTCGAATGCCACGCCATCAAAGACCTCCGTTGTCAGTGGATCAATCAGAAACAGGATTCCCTTGATCACCACCTTCTGCAGACGGCGTG